ATTTGAATGTTGTTCTCCGAGCAACCTAACAACTGTTATAGGAGCACTGTTTCTCAACCATGCTTGCGCTGCATATGCGGCATACGTAGGGGCTGTAGTATTTCCATTTCTCCAAACATCTCCACCTCTTCCACCCGCTTCGGGGGTACCAAATGTCTCAACAAAATCTGCATATGATTGAACCTTGACCGGCCGCATGGCTGGTCCCTTTTTCAATCGACCAACGACAACAGGTCCAACGGCATCGGACTGTTTATCAATGTTCGAATTATCGATCTCGTTTAAAAATATTCCGGGCGAGACAAAATTAAATTTTTTAGCTGACATATTCCATGTTCTCCTATAAAATGAAAATGATTATTTCTCTAATAAATAGTTGTTCACTTTCTTAAAATCCAAAATTATGAACGATAAAATCCCTCTTTACCTAAATGTTCCATTTCAGCTCTAGATATTACTCTTTCACGAGGTATTTTAACTTCTACCGCGTTTTCTCTAATAATGATTTTTGGATTTTTTTGATTATCTCCTTCCCCAACAATATAGCCCAAAACATCAATAGTCACTTTTGTTTGATATTTTCTTTCTTCTGCTGCTGCCGAAGTTACATTATGGTCTTGTGTGAAATCCTGCTGTATCATGGCTTCATATAGATGGCCATCTCTTATCAAACTAACATAATTAATTCCCCCGGGGCTTGTAACAAAGGGCGTAAGTAACTCATTCATTTGTTGTTGATATTCTGTTCTTAATGTTATTGTGTATTTTAAACTAAGGTATACAGGCATAGGAATGGAGGCAATGCTATAAACTACTTTTGTGTTAGATCTCGGCCGATTTTGATCTCTCCTGTCAGCTGAGCCAATAACGGGGTTTCTCGAGGCAGCTGCATTGGCAAAATTCTGTGTCTTGTCCTGATTAATAATTCTTGAAATTGTTAATGATCCTCCTTTTGCATCAGGGGCCGGAGGAGTGGGGGCCCAAAATATTCCTTTTTTAGTTGGATCCTTTGTAACAGATGTTCTCGTAACTGTGATAGCAGGAAGTACAAAAGAGCCGGATAAATCTCTTAAATCTTTATCGTTTTTTATTTGATGGGCTCTTTCTGCAGACAGCCAAATGACTGGAGTTTTTTTCCATCCCTTGTTTGTTGTTGAGTAAATATTCATTTTCTCATCTATAAAAGAAAAGAGCGCTCTATCAATTGTTTCTAGAGTTGATGGCATGAAATGAATCTCTTCTACCACTTTAGAAGTAGTCGATCCAGTTAGCGATAATTCCAAACCTGTAGTTAAACTAATCGGCATCGAACAATCCCTCGCGTGCTCTTATACATTTGGCTGCAACTTCTAATCTGTGGTCGATTTGCCCGAACAACTGTTTTGGCTCACTCAAAGTTACAATCTCATAATAAATATCACCATACAGAACAAAATCACCAACACGAACAAATAAATCTTGGTCCTCTGTCAGTCTTCTTTTATGGAAATGTGCAGTGATAGAACTTTTCTTGTCCAATCCGATATCATTTGTCCACTCAGTCTCTAGGCCTTCCCAATTAATCAAGGCAAAAACACGCACTGGGGGTAAAAATGTTTTATTTATTGCCTCACCATATAAAGAGTGAAAATTTGTATGTTGGACGCTTATTGGGTAATATACAATTTGTTGTCCTATAACTCTCTCAATTAGTTCGTCATTTACCTGTTTAACAAAATCTCTTTCTTTTTTCCCAACGAACAGAGGTGGTGGCGGAGCGGTTGGTTGTGACCATTTAGTAGACATTTTTTATCACCCCACGTAAACTGATAATGGAACTGCTTGCTGTGTTTTTCTAACTGAGTCTGCTATTGCTCCATTTTGCTCTGATAGTTTAGCATAAGTCAACTCGTCTAATGTCTTTTGTAACTCTTCTCTCAAAGAAGTTTTCTCTTCTTTCGCTTGACTCAATAGTTCAGAATGATTGAGCGTCACGGTTTCTCCTGGTATTGGGATTGTTGAGAACTTTCCCCTAACTTGACCTAGCACTTCTTTTGTCAGAGCCAGGGCAAACCTTCTAATCCACTGTTTTCCAATAGAGTTTATACTTTCATATGGTAGATTTCCAAATGGAATTGTGTTCATGTTATTAATTCCATCTGTACCGACCATCTTATCTGATTCTTCTTTCCAGGCATCTTCTTCAACTGTAAACTTAATCCACATCTTAGTTGGTGCTACTGGAGTTGTGTGTGGGAATATTCTAAGTTTATTATTTTTTATTTCATATGAATGATGAGAAGTTCTAGTCCACATCGCACTCTCAAAAGCCTTTGCTTGTAATTTATTTTGCCAGACTGGAATAATTTGAAATTGTGAATCATCTGCCCATTGGCCATAATTTTGAAGATTCCCAACAGTATTAAGGCCGCCATAATAACCATAAAATCTCCACATTGCTTGCGGAGTTTTATAATAAACTTGAGTAATGTTAATTCTCTTATTACCAACTTTGTTGAAATGCGGATAACTAGATGTAAGAGCGGAGGATGAAATCATTGTTTGTAAGTCGTAATCTTGTACGTCTTCTTCAGTATCAAACGATGCCGAATATTCATTTTTATATCCTCCGACGCCCACTTCCGCAGAAGCTCCATGGGCAAATCTGCGGGCATAACTAAATTCAACTTTTGGATATTTTAACCCTACACCTGCTTTTGCATGAACGAATTCTCCACCAACAACAGAGCCAGTTGACAAGCTGGCTGAAAGTGGCCCATCTTTAAGATTGCCTCTATGGTTAAATGTTCCTGTTGTGTCACCTAACACACTTCCAAGAATATTTTTGGCCTGATGAACATTAACAATATATGAATATTCCAGAACAGACTCTTCATAAGCTGCATAAACATTTGACGAAGATAATTCAATATCTACAACATCTCCACCAAGTTTTTTGTAAGTATAAGCAACTTGATCGGCGGCACCCGATAGAAAATCAACCGATCCTGTATATATCCCAAAGGGTACAACAGTGGACACATGCGAGGTGGTTCCTGTTGCCGGCAGCCTGATTGCGCTGGTGGTGCTCGCTGGCGTGAGAGTTGGTTGTTTGTGAGCCATTCATTAGAGTCTCCTACACACACTAATTAGTTTTAGAAAAAGGAAAACCCCAGTCCAACCGAAGCCAAACTGGGGTTTTCCAATTAAAAGCGAAAGAAAGGCTAAAAATTAACCTAGCAAGTCTCTCACGACTACAAGACCGTACATATCAGGACGTACCATCTTCTTGGCGTAGCGAGTCATGACACCCTTACGGGGCACGAAGTCTTCGATACCAAAGATAGTAGGCGTTACCTGGAGAGGTACATACGGGGCATATACAAAGCCGCTTTCAAGGAAAGAGCCTCCCTTACGACCAACAAGAACAACGTTCCTGGGGAAGTAGGGATCGACGTATACATCCCATTTCTTGCTAAGAGCACCAGTCTTAACAGTCCCAACTGTGCCTCTTTCAGTGTCACCAGTGACATCGGCACGGAAACCGGAAGTGAACTCGAGGATATTAGCAACCTCAGGACCACAAACGATAAAGTTGGCACCGCCGCGAAGGGTCTTACGATGAATCTGAGCAGATACATCATTAATGGTTTCGACAAGAGTCTCATACCATTCAGACACAGTACCGGTAAAGTCAGCACCAAGCAAGTCCTCGTTGGCGGAACCGCCAGCAATTGCTTGGCCGCTTGCGCGGTTAACAAACTTGCCTGGGCGTCGAGACCAGTACTGAGTGCTAGCAGTAGCACCCTTAATAAGATCCTCAAGGATCTCACGGTCAATTTCAAGAGCAATCTGCTCTGAAAGGATACCGGTAAGCTCGACCTCGGCATCCAGATTATGGTAGGCATTTAGATCCTGACCAAGTTCTGGAGACCACTTAGCCTTAAGCTTCTTGGTGATTGCCGTGACAGACACACTGTCGACTTTGATGTCGATTTCAGGAATTGCTGTCTGATTTTCAAGGCCCCAAGAGCTTTGACCAACAACAACACCAAGTGCATTACCTGAAGAAGCAGCACCAGTGCCACCAAAGTCATCAGTTAGAGGATGATTGAACCCTCTATGAGCAATACCGGAAAGACAAAGTGACTCACTAAGTGAAACAGCGGTAACAGTACCAGTGGCAGCATATACTACCATAAGCTTTGTTTCTGCACCTACAGTCTCCGTGATGTCAAGTCGAGTGAGGCGGCGTACATGTACACCATCTAACTCGGTGAGATCTCCCTGAGGTCCAATTGAACCAGTATCTTGAATAGCTACAAGGTTCTTCAGATTAAGCTGATCAAAAGCGCTAAGTGCAACAGTGCCAACACAATAAGCAGAACCTGAAAGATCCGGATCGAATCTAATAAGTTGCTCACCCTTATTTTTATAAGCAGTTGTACCCGTTGCATTATCGGCACCAGCGGTACCTGAAGCAACAATGGTTAGGGTGGTCGCGACACTACCAGTTGGAGAAGCATAACCTTGGTTAAGGTTATAGAAACCTTCTTCACCAGTAGGATCAGTAAGATTGATACCACCAGTAATCTGTTGGCCAACCTTACCACCACCATAAAGTGATTCCTCGGCTTCCTGACCTAGCTTAGCAGATAGAGTCTGGAAATCCAAGAAGAAGATAAGACCTGAGGGTAAGCTCATGGGCTGTACCGACACAAGGTCATTAGCAATTAATCCACCGAATACACGGCGGACGATTGGAAAAGCAACAGCAGCGAAGCCTTCTACATCAGCACCAGCCATGGTTGAAGCTTCACGAAGAAGCTCACGGGCTTGGTTCTCTAGAAGACGAGCCATCGTGCTCTTTTTTTGATCGTTTCCGATACCTTCCAAAAGTCCAGTTTTTTCCCACTTATCAAGTAGAGCAGTACCTTCCTTTTGGAGATCTCTATCAACGATGCCTTCAGTTAGTTTTTGTAAAACAGACATATTAAAATCCTCCTTTAAAGTTTTACGAAATGCCGGCAAGAACTTTCCATCGATCTTGTACCGGATTTGAAGTATTTGCCTTTTGTCGTTTAGGCAAAGTTGTTGAAGAGCGTCTCACAGCTTCGTTCAGTGATTGCGGAGTTCGCTTACGCTCACTACCCACTGTACTTTGAAGTGTTTCGAAAATGACTTTCGCTTCTTCAACTGAACCGGCATTAGACAAGGCTTCGACAATTTTAGTTTTTTGTCGCTCATTCAGGGAGGTACTGCCCAAAACACGATTCGTGTATAAAAGCCTTGCATTCGAAAGATTAACTTCATGAAGTTTGTCTTTCGAATACAAAAGCAATTCTTTATATTTCTTATTTTGTTCAAAGAGTTTATTACCCTTTAAGGTTAAAGACTCAACCTTTTTTTCAAGTTCTTTTTCTCTGGCTGTGGGAACGGGTTTATCGTCGGACTTCTTTAAAACATAATCCGCGTCCTCTTTTTCGCCGCCCTGGGCCAAAAGGATATCTTCCAGCTCATTTTGAAGAGTTTGATTTGATGCGCCTCCAGCCTGACCTGTCGGTACGGGCTTAACATCAACTGTTAATTTTTCAAGAATGCCCATTAAAGCTTCTTCATCTAATTCAAATTCTTCGCCTTCTTCAAGCTCTTCTTCTGAATCTTTTAGCTCTGGAGCGACTTCTTCTTCTCTATCAACCATGTCAGCTGCGTCGACTTCCTCTTCTTCCTCTTCTTCTGCCAGCTCTTCTGCCAGCTTTCCAAGATCTACTTCGATCTTGCCATCTTCCGACGTTGCCACCCCTTCAATATCTTCTCCATCTAGATCAGCTCTTGGAAGCTTTGGAATTTCCTCTTCTTCTTCCTCGTCATCAAGGTCTAGATCTTCTTCCGGTTGTTCCAGGATGGTCTTGACGGCTTCTTTGATCTCGCCCGAATATTTCTCGACGATCATTTTTTCTGCATTTTTCAACGCAGCATCTTTTAATGCTTCTGCATCAACAATAGCTTGTTCTAACATATCAGACATCTAATCTACTCCTAAGAATTATGCATAAATAAATAGTGTGTTCGAGCAGTAAATGACATTTTATATTGTTATTCCAATTTTCTCAATTTTTTCTTGCAAATCTTCAATAATCTATATCGCTACCCAATTAAAAGTAATGTCGTTGCCGGTGCCAACCTCGCCGCCGGTATAATTCACGGCCGTGAAGAAGAAGCCGCCGTTTTGTACCATGGTTACATTGATAAGAAAGCCCCCAGTGGAAGAAGCGATAATGGTATCAGTAGCCAAAATTCCAGCGCACGCGACGTTTCCATACGCTGCGCCATCTGCGCCCAATGCGGTGGCGTTGATGGAGCCAACTACTGTGCCAGCTCGTACATTTCCCATTGCGCCGGTGGTGGAGTTAAACGCGCCACCGTTGTTGTTGTCGGTACCGAAATTTAAAGTATTGTTTGTTGTACCTTTTGCGAGCTTGACACCGGGGGAATCTATGTTAACCTCACCTCCGGAGGTAATTTCCAAAGCGGGTGCGGCGCCTAGTGCACCGTTGCCGTTTTCAATTACGAATTTGTCACTGTCCCCGTCCTCGCAACCTACCGACCATTTAGTAGTTCCTCCGAGTTGAAACTCTACTCTTGGATCTCCATCAGCGGCAGCGTTGTTGAGTCGGAGATTTGTTCCGTTTGCATGCTCACCGCGAATTGCAAGGCCAGTATCAGCAACGTGTGTTACGGAGATCTCTGAATCGGTGCCGAAATACATTACAGCTGCATCGTGACCTAGTCCAAGATCTCCTGTAACGTTTCCAAATGAATTTGCGCCGGCGCCAAGAGTCCAATCAATAACCCCGTCATCGCTGTCGCCACGAATTTCAAAGCCAGTTGTAACAGTGCCATCGTATTCAGCAACGCTCATACGGAGTTTGCCCCTTTCTGTTCCATTAGAGGCGTCATTGATGAAAGTAGTGATTCTAGCAAACTCTTCTTGCTCTCCAGCATCATTATCGCCATACCAACTTATTGTTCCAATATTATCATCGTCTGCGGCTGTTCCAGCTGATCTATCTTTCTTGAGCGTCAGCCCGGGGCCGTTACTATCATTGGTGGTGTTCGTTATAGTGACATTTGGCTTGCTAGCAGCTGCAGAAGAAAGAACTGCACCCTCGCCATTGAGACTTTTACCTGAAATGGTGCCGGCACCAGAGATAGTTGTTTCAGATGTAATTATTGTGGACGTGGTATCGCTTGTACCAAAATCTGAACCTTTTCCGAATCCCATCTTTGTTTCTCCTAATTAAGTAAATAATGAATTCTAGAAAGAATTCGCTCCGCCGACAGCCGTTAAGCCTGAACCAGTTAACATGTACATGTCTTCAGCTGGAATCTCGGTTAGTTCTGCATAAAGCTGAAACCCTGAACCTGCATTCAAAGCAGATATATAGATTTCTCTACACTTTACATTGAATGTAAAACTTTCTTCATCTCCGTCAAGTTGTATAAAGTGCATTTCTGCAATTACGTTTGCGGAGCCACCTTCGACATTTGTACCGTCTTTTGAGTTAAAGTGTAAGCGAAGTTTGGGAGTTGTGCCAGACCCGGAAGCAATTACTGTAACGGATTTTGCGACTGTTGGAAATCGAACTCTAACTTCGTTTCCTGATCCTATATCCGCAGATCCGGTAATCCATGGTCGACCTGACACCATATATGCTGCAGAGTGTCCGATTCCGGACCGGTAATTAACGGGCATGACATTCTCCTCGATATATAAAACACATATTCATTTATTAATTAGTTTCTTCCTTATGTTTCAACTTATCTAGCGTGGCTTTTTTTCTCTTTGCTAGTTTGCGTCTAATTTCTGAAGGCTTTTCATAATATTTTCTCTCGCGCAATTCTTCTATAATGCGCTCTTTTTTAATTTTTTTAATAAACCTTTTCAGCATTCTTTCAAAAGGTTCGTTTTTCTTTGGTGTGACTTCAACATTGATTGTTTTGTTCATTTTATCATCGCCTTCCAAGCTCTGGAGTTTCCCATAAGTGACGAAATATCAATACCCGGATCATGAGGTCGAACTCCTGCTAATGGACCCTGAGCAGGTGAATTTGCATTTGGATCTCCGGCCTGGGCTACGGCGGTGGTGCCTTCAAACAAATCAACTCCATTATAGGAATTCTGCCCAATAGCATCTAACATCTTCTTTCTTGTTTCGAGTAATTTCTGGCTTCTGTTTTGTTTTTCTTCTAGCTGCATTGTTTCTATATGATCGTCTTGTTTGTTTTCAACAAGCGTTTGTTGATTAACGCCTAAGCCTTTGACAACTTCAGAAACGACACCAGACAAAACACCCTCTTCAAAAAGAGCTTCTCTTATACATTCTTTAATTATAGGTTTTAATACTTTCTTGAGTTCAGATTTTTTCATTTACCTGTTCTCCTTAAAATATTATTTAATGCGCGATTAATTTTATCTGCTTTTGTAAATACACCTTTCATAGCATTTTCATTAATTTGTTTTGGTGTCATATAAGCACCGGTTGTTGAAGGTTCTGAAACCATATCAAAACAAATCAGTTGAAAATCATCCTCAACCATGGTGTCTCCATTAGATTCATGAACTGACCCCATTCCTCTTGAAGAAATTCCAAGTTTTACTCCAGCATTAATTAGTTCTTTTAACACTTGACCCGATGGAGTGTTGAGAACTTGAATCTTGCCCATTACAGCTCCTTGATCCCACCAAACGTCCGTTACAAGGTGAGAGGCGTTTCTAAGATTGATGACTGAATCATCTGGATGATCCAATTCTCCAAGCGCTCTTCGTTCTTTTACAAGTTTTGAATAATTGTTCATTTCTCTTTCAAGAATGGCTCCAGGGTAGACACGGCCATTACCGTTTCTTGTATCGGCTCTTTGCATTATGCCACTAAGGAATACATGACCTTCTTTGACCATTTTCTTTTCGGCTTCAGTTAGGAAGTCTTGACAAACGCCGCCTTCACAAAGTTCATAATATTCTCTTAGTAGTAATTTTGACATGTCAGGCCCCCTTGCAACACCTTCTCACAGGTTGTAGCATCCATTTATTATCTGTCCAAATGTTTAAATTCATGTTTAACTCCGTTATCTCCAAATAGTGTGCATAAAATATAAGATGTGCCAGAACTTAAGCACCCTAATAAAAAATAATTAATAATATTACTATCGAATGTAAATAGTTCTGTGTACCTGTTTATTCCCACTAAAAATATACCAGACCAGAAGCCTATACACATAGGGCAATGAAAAAAATGATGTTTAGGTCTTATTTTGTCGAATACTGAACCATACGCCAAAATTTGCGTTAAACCATATGCGCAAAGAATAAAATATATCAATGACATATTAATACCTATAAAACGTTGTCATGCCATATGGGCCGCGAACATATCCAGGAATAAGAGATCCTTTCTTTTCTTCGTGTGGGACTTCGCCAAGTTCAGTTGAATCCTCTGCCTCAGGATCTGTCAAGTAGTCAATTTCTTGATCCTCATAATCATCGTATACGCTATCATAATATTTTTGTTCTTCATTCAAAAAATTGTAAATAGATAATATGGCGGAGTTAATTGAGCTTACATCTTCTTCAGAAGGTTTATTTAAGGTGGCCTCCATGGAGCCGTAAACATTGCCGGCTTGAACAGACTCTGCAACTATTATACCCTTCTTTCTTAAAAATTCAAATAACCGATCCTGAGAATTATAAATTTCATCGCCAAAAGAATCTTTTGCGAATGCAACGACTTTTTTCTTCTCTACAATTACAACTATATCAAGAATTTTATGATCAAAAATCATGATATCCCCGTTTATTGCCTTTCTAGCATTTAAAGAAATTATTCTTTGTGGCTTGTCGGGTGTTTTTACTGTAATATTAATTGGCATTAATTTTTAATCTCTCTTGCTAAGTCTTGAATTTTCAAAACTTTCTCTACTATACTCTTATTGACCTGTTCATTTTTGAAATCTTCAACAAGGCTCAAAACTTGTTTTGTTTTTTGCACCATTTCGGGATCTTCTTGTATTTCTTTTAGCTCCAAAGATTCCACCATGACGCTCTTAAGTCTGCCGATCTCTTCGTTCAAATAAACCTTAAGCTCGATTCCGTTGTCCAAAAATGAAGAAATATATTTAGACAGAAGATCCTTTTGTTCTTGGAGCAGTTTCCCTTCATATTTCTCATTAAATTTTTTAACAAAAGATTTATAAACCAAATTGTCAATTGGTTTCAGTTGTTCATCTTTGTTATTTTTTTTAATTAAGCTTTTTAAAACATTCTGTTCTAACAAAATCTTTTCTTTAATTGGAGATTCCTCATCAAATATTTGACAAATTGTTGCCAAGCTTTTGTAATTTGGAACAAAATTTGAAAAAACAGATTTAGATACCATGCTCATCTTTTTTATAAGCGCGCTTTGGTCCTGAAACAATTTTTTCGAATCCAACTGTTTATGTTGCTTCTTGACTTCTTGAATAAGTTTTTCTGCCACATATGGCTCAACACCGCACGTTTCATACAATGTCTTGTATAATCTGAGTTCTTTAATTAAAATACTATCTTTGCCAAAGTGTTCTTTCATGATCTTGATTAAAGATTCCTTACTCTCGACATTTTTTGATAAGATAGACCTTGTTAACTCTCTTGTAAGAGTTTCATAAAGAAAAGCAGTATTACGCTTTTTGTTGTGCTTTAGTTTCATTATCTTTTTGCTCCAACTCTGTGATTAAATTTCTAACTTCTTGATTGACTTCAAACAGTTTAATTTCTTCGGTATTATAATTAGTATCCTGTTCCTCAGAAACCACTCCTCGACCCAAGCTTAAATTACTTAAACTTTGTATATCTGCATATCCTTTGTACACATTTCGTTTTGTGTTTTTCCCTGTTTCATCTGAATATTGGCTTTTCCAATGTCTTTTCCTGGCTCCTCGAGATCGTTTATCATGATCTACAGGTTCATACCACTTGCCTTTTGATTTAGATGTCGTAGTTTTCGGGCGTCCCATTATATCTTTTTCCGTTGTCTTGTACCAATCTTCATCGCGTTTGGCTGGTAAGAGTGCTGTTTCTGCCTCCTCTTCTCCACCAAGTTCCCCTTCTTCGGGGGCCGGAACTTCAAGTTCTTCGCCTCCAAGGTCTTCACCGCCTAAGTCACCAGCTTCAAGATCTGCAGCAAGTTCGCCTTCGCCGCCGGCGAGGCCTCCCATAGCTTCTTCTCCAGCTGCAGCTGCTTCAAGAGCTGCCTCAAATTTGCGATCATAATACATTTCACGTTGATTACGAAGGAACTCTTCATCAGACATGTTAAAGATATGTTGTGCGACCCATCTCTTACTGAAGAAACCTTCTGTTGCTCCGCCTGCCGTATCAAACTTAGTTTTCCAGTTTTCAAGCTCTTGAAGTTCAGCAATCTTTGAGGGATTGTTAAGTGAAAGTTTGAAGTTAATCAAGTCTGCACCTCTATATCCAAGAGTAAACAGGTGAACAATCCCAACTTTTTCTAATTCTGCAATAACAGATCTTTGTAGTCTCTGTATAGTTCTAGCAAAACGAATATCTTTCTGTGCCAAAGTTGTTTTGTCTTCTTCTGCACCCTCGCCTCTGAAAAGATATGCTTGAGGTACCTTGAGAGCAGCAAATAATTTATCTTTCAGATATATTACATCATCAATATCATTTGCACGAGTCTGTCCGCCGACTGAATCAATCTTTGTTGCAGTTTCTCCGCGAACTGGAATAAAATAATCTTCTTCGACACTTAAAGGGTTATAGCGTAAATCAACACGACCAGTATTTGAATCAACAATTTGATTACGTTTCATTTGTGTCATAATTTTTTGCATATACTGTTCGACATCTTCTGGTGCAATATTACCAACATCGATATAAAACGCTCTTCTTTCAGGTGCGCGGACAATTCTGTAAGCCATCATGGCATCTTCTAAAAGAACCAGTTGGCGCCAAATTCTTCTGGCTGGCTCTAAAACACTTGTTCCGTATGGGGCATATTTATCATTTCCAAGAATACGAAAATGTGCAACCTGCCAATTCTCAAAAGTTATTCCGCCAGAATTCCATTGATATTGAACATAATTTGGATTATCTTGATCTAAACCTTCCAGCCTTTCAATTTCAGCATGTGGCAGACCAACAAGACTTCGAACTCCCATTTCTTCATCTATATCCATATATAAGAAAAAATCACCAAACTTGCACATCGAACGACACCAACCGAAAAGATTAAATTCAATATTCATCACTTGGTGATAAAGACTATCAAGAAGCCCCTTAATTTCTTCATTCGAACACTTAATCTTAAGCAGCGGTGAAATATCACTTGATGTAGACATTTCATCCGCATAAATATCCATAGCAGAGGCAATAATTGGCTCATACTCCATCTGTTCAAAATCAGCATATCTCTCAATACGATTTTGATTGGACATTATATTGTGTGTTAAGTTTTCAAATGGATCATATGCAGTTTTTTTAAATTGTTTACCGCTTGCGGACTGAAACTTATATTTATCTAAATTTCTTCTTTTCTCTTTTCGCGGCGCTTGAGTACGTCGGTTAACAATGGGTCCAGATAATAGTTTAGTTAATCTTTTGAATAATGATGATTGTGGATTTTTTGGGTTATTAGTTTTATCTGCCATAAATTATTATCCTTTGAGAAGCCACAAAAATTCTTTCGTCTTTTCAATTTCTTTTGTATTTTTTACCGGGTTGTGTCCGGACATTCCTGGAATGGTTGTATTCATAATACTATCAGATTTATACATGGAAGTTAAGCATGCTTTCTGATGATCCATATTTTTCTTATTTTCTACAAAAACAGTATCTTTAATCCAGCATCCAATTGCGAAAGACATTATTAAGTCATCATTTTCTGATCTCATTGCTTGTGCTTTCCCATTGTACCAAATAAAAGTTTTAAATTCATTGTACAGCCTAGAAGAATACGTTGTAATTAGTTTGTTTCTTACAAACTCTTCCATTTTTGCAACAATAATCGGCCTTGTTTTTAAAGAAGTTGTAAATCCGGCTACACTATTCGACTTATATTCTGCAGTTAGTTGATCAATATACTCATGAGTAGACTTAATGGAGTAGTAAATATTTGGATAATTTGACTCTTTAAGTTTTTCCAACACCGCGAAGCCAACTGAATTATTCTCGACAACTAGAAGACAATTTCCATATTCTTTGCCGGCATCAAAAAGTATGTTTGAAAAAACATCTGGTGTTACCTTTCCTTGATATTCTGCGACAATTTCTGCAGTCTCTAATTTGAAAACATGAAAAACAGAATAATCTTTCCCATCGCCTCGAGCAACATCTGCAGTGATCATATAGCTGTTTTCGGATCTGTATTCTTCCCAAATCCACAAGTTCCTATCAAAACCTGTTCTATACTTTGGTTCTTTAATATTTTGTTCAATAAATTTTATATCGTCAGAATGTATAACAGTCTCACCGGAAGCATTAAAACTACATTCTAATTCTTGTGAAATTTGTCGCGAAGACATATTCTTAGTTTCTTTCTCATACCAGATCTGATCGCGGTCCGGATGGATGTCCCACAATAGCCTTGTTGGATTAAAATCGTTTCTTCTTGATTCGGCATCAATATATGTTTTATAAAACCAGCCTCCAACACCATTTGGAGTACTTAGAGCGATGCATCGGCCACCAGTTGAAATTGTGGGATAAAGACCGGTCCAAAGATCCTCTAGCCCCTCAACGTGTGCTGCCTCATCAACCACCAATAGAGAAAGTGCTTCAGAACGCCCAGCATCACCAGAAGTTGAAGACGCTTTAATTTGAGATCCGTTACTTAATTCAAAACTGGCTCTATTATCAACAGCGACTGTCGCCATTTGAATGAATGGAGGTAAATGTTTAATAATAGATTTCACTTTTTTAACAAGATTGGCGGCTGTATGATATTTAGTTGCTACAACTAATACATTTTTATTGCGATGAAACATCATAAGCCATACAACATAAGCAGCTGTAATTGTTGAAATGCCAAGTTGCCTTGCTTTCAGAATAATGTTGAAACGATAATCGTTAAAATCTTCAATAAGTCCCTCTTGATAATCGTAAAGCTTGAAAGGGATTAGGCCTTTCATCGGATGAGAAATCTTGCAATAATTATTTATAAAGTAAACTGGGGCCTTTCCACATTTAAGGATTTCTTTTGTAATTTCTTTTTTTGTTAATTGATAAGACATTCATTATCGTGACGGCTCATTATTGCTCTTTCTTTCTCGTTACATTTTTGGCATGGTTCTTGCCCTTGCCAACTTCAAAATTCTTATTATAAGCAAGCCAATCTTTTGTAATTTTTTTAAGTCTCTCCTCGGAAGAAGAATCAGCATTTGATTCAAGTACTCCCGTGAGGCCACCTACCTTATAAAATTGTTTTGCTGTGACCCAACTACGAATGTTGCTCATGTGCTGAACAAGAATGTCTGCTTCGCCTTCCTTTGTTAAACTTAAAGGGTTTCCTGTAACGCTCTTATATTCTTTTTTAAGATATTTGGTGATATCGTTGATTCTAGAATTAATGTCGTTCTCAAATCGATTTCTATCATGCACTTCTTTTAATTTACACTCACTATGATATTCAACACAAATACTGTTTCCATAATATTTAACGTTGAAACCGTCCATAATTCTCGCATCAAGAACAGAGTCCCCATCTTCCCTTCTCAGTCCCACCTTTTTTGCTTCACCATTGTGTACATAACGTTCATCATGAGCGCCGTCATAAGCATTAGCCGCAGCTTGGGAAATGCCTCTAATAATATCTAATACGTTATTTGCCATAATTAATCTCCTTTAGAGCCTTTTTAACAATTTGTTTTATTTGTGATTTTGTAATTTTCATTTCGCCCAGAGACGGGTTGCGGCCGCCTGGATTGGTTTTTTCGGATGAGCGAGCGGCGCCTCGTACAACATCAGGTTCTGCAAACCTGTTTGGCTTCTGTCCAGTGCTCATAAAATCATTAAGATCTAATCTTATATCATTCACGTCTTGATTAAGTCTGCGATATTCGCCAAACAGATGAGTTAACCATTGTTGATGCTTCATCAAGTGATAGTCAGTTGATTCCGCTTCGGTTCGCGGATCACCAATAGCTTCTTTAATAATCTGCTTTAATTTTGATTTGGTGATTTTCACTTATCAGGCCTCCAGCCAGACTTCCAACGTTCAGGGTTCCTCTCTACATAATTGGTATAACAGTCATAACAACAATCATATTTGCTCATGAACAGATCATCCTTAGAATTGAAAGAGTAAACACTACAAACAGGGCAAGTCCTACTACTACTCTTTGTAAGTAGTTTTTTGCCAATTAAAAAGCCGTCTTTTTCAACCTTTTCAACTTTCTCTCTTTTTTTGCGTTCTCGTCTTGTCAGCTCTTTAACTTGCTCAATATATTCTTTCTCTTTTTCTTCATCCCAATTTTTTTTAGGATGTTGTACAGTTTCGTCGCCATACTTTTTTCTTATGGCTCGTTCTATTTCTGCTATGTGGTTTGGATCTCTTTTCATTATAATTAAACAGCGTCTAATGCAATGTAGTATTCTGTACCATTAATCCATATTTTTAATCTATGGCTCATGGTCCAAGATGCACTCGATTCCGGATCCTCTTCAAGAAATAAAGCTAATGTAGATTCGTTTGTAGTGGTGGCATCTTTAGAACCAATATAGATCTGATCATCTGTGTGGATATTCGGTTCGGTACCGTTTGCAATTGCAAGATATCCATTGCAACCGGTGCCAAATGTTGTTGTGTTCATTCCAACGTTACCACCGTCGTCTATCATTAAGCGAGTGGTGAGCGCGCTTGAGCCTACGGGAGTTGTATAAAACTTGAGCCGGCCCGAAAAAGCCGCGCC